GTGCTCACAGATACCAAGCTGAAGAACCTCAAGCCCCAGGACAAGCTCTACAAGGTCACCGACCGTGACGGCCTGTATGTAGCCGTCTCCCCTGCCGGTACCGTCACCTTCCGCTACGACTACCGCCTGAATGGTCGCCGCGAAACCCTTACCATTGGCCGTTATGGGCCTGCTGGGCTCTCCCTGGCCGCTGCGCGCGAGTCCCTGATCGAGGCCAAGAAAGACATCGCCGCCGGCAAGTCGCCGGCCAAGGAAAAGCAGCGCGGTAAACGGCAAGACCGGGCGGCAAAAACCTTCGGTGAATTTACCGTCAGCTGGCTGGCGGATTACGGTATGGCCGAGAGCACCAAGGCCATGCGCGAGAGCATTCTGAACCGCGATATCCTGCCGGTATTCCAGAATCACAAGCTCGGCGAAATTACCGACGAAGACCTGCGCAGCTTGTGCGACAAGATCAAGGCGCGCGGTGCGCCAGCCACTGCCGTGCACGCCCGGGAAATCGTCCAGCAAATTTACCGCTGGGCCATCGAGCGCGGCCAGAAGGTAACGAACCCGGCCGATACCGTCAGCGCGTCGTCGATCGCCACGTTCAAGCCGAAGGACCGCGCCCTCTCCCCCGACGAGATCCGCATCTTCTTCCAGCAGCTGGAACTGGTCAGCACGCTGCCGACCATCCGCCTGGCGCTCAAGCTGGTGCTGCTCACGATGGTGCGCAAAAGCGAGCTGCTGAATGCCACCTGGCCAGAGGTCAATTTTACCGACGCGGTATGGACGATCTCTGCCGACAGGATGAAGGCGCGCCGACCGCACAACGTCTACCTGTCGCAACAGACACTGGACATCATGATCGCGCTCAAGACCTGTGCCGGCGGCTCCAAGTTCCTGCTGCCATCGCGCTATGAGGGTGATAAGGGGATGTCGAACGCGACCTTAAACCGGGTCATTGACGCGACGGTAGAGCGCGCCCAGGCGGCCGGTCTGCCGCTGGAGTCGTTCGGCGTGCACGACCTGCGGCGCACGGCCAGCACGCTACTGCATGAGGCGGGGTTCAATTCGGATTGGATCGAGAAGTGCCTGGCGCACGAGCAGAAAGGCGTTCGCGCGGTCTACAACAAGGCGGAATACGTGGAGCAGCGACGGGATATGCTGCAGAAGTGGGCGGACATGGTGGACGGCTGGATAGCCGGGGCCGAGAAAAAGGCCTGACCCCGGCCCGGTAATGCTCATGCGGCTTTCTTGGTGGGCCGCGTCTTGCGCTGGTGGACATCCGGCCCCGGCGCTTTTTCTACGTCGTTGGCGGCTTCCTTGCGCGCCTCGATCCAGGCCACCACCTCGTCGTAATCCCACACCACGCAGCGCGAGGTCAAATTGAAGCGCTTCGGAAATTTACCGTTGCGCTCCATCTCGTAGATCGTCGAATCGGCCAGCGGGACCATCTTGCGCAGTTCGTCGCGTCGAATTGTTCGTTTCATCGTGTTCATACCCTGTTTTCCTTATTCACGCGGGCAAAGCCCATACCTTTCTGCCAGACAGTCACGCCATCGATCACGATGCGCGTGGCCCCCTTCTTTCTTGCTTCGCCTACCCTGTTGTAGAGCTTCCGGCCAATCTTGTTCCGGTACCGCTGCCGGCATTCCTCTTTGCCCAGGGCGACGGGCCTTGGCGCATCCTTGCCTGGGCCGTACACAAACACCCGGCAAGCCGGGCAACTGGCGCCGGCCGACTCATAGCGCCAGGTGGCGATATGGATCAGCCCTCGATGGCGCAACGCCTTGAGCATGGTCTGCATTGTGCGCAGGTCCGGGATAGCCAGCTGTGTCTGGAGCTCCGTGCGGGTCAGGCCGGCCTGCGACTGCTGGAGCAGCTGCAGCGCGCGGCGCTGGTTCGGGCCGAGTCGGGTGGTGTCCATCATTTACCTCCCTTTGTTGCGTACCGCAGCAGCTCAATTTCATCACCACGGATAACCGCCAGCCCCTTGTCGACCAGAAGGGATATCGGGAAGGAAAGAGCTTCTTTATCGAACAGGCTCAGCGCGGCCATGCTGTAGATCCGGCGCTGCCCCTTATAACGGCTCATCTCGATGCAGTTGACCTCGATATCAGAATGGGCGCAGGAGATGGCGTAGGATTCGAGGTCCATCACTTCACCCCCTTGGCGAGCATTGCTGCACGGCATGCGTTCCAGCCATTCGCATAAGCAATGTCCGGTTCGGTGTCGGCTGACATCCATGGCGCGTTGTCGCAGTCGATTTCATCCGGCACTGCATGCGTGGGCGGGGAAGCAAGCAACTCACGGATTGCATTATGGTGCTGGCGATCACCAAGCAGCAGGCCACGAACCCAATCCGCAGGCAATGCCACCACATCAGCACCAGGCTTGGAGCAATCCGGGCACGGCTGGCCACCTTCATCCGGCTCCCGGTAGCTCGGGCCACCTACCATTCCGTGGCCACCGCAAGTGGGGCATGCTGGCTGTGCGCGGCTACGAACCTCCGCATCCAGGCGGTCGAAGTGATTCAGCAGCTCTTGGATGTCTTCCTTCTGGACGGTCACCATTCCCTTTTCACTACCGCGCTGACGCTGCATCGGATGGGATGCCAGGCGTAGTCGGCCAAGTGATTCGCAAAATTTTCCCATCTCAATCCCTCGCCTCATCAGGATCACGCAGGCCAGCCATCACAGCGGCCTGGTAACGGGTGTAGCCATCCTCCACATACGACCGGTAAGGTCATAGTCGCGGCGGCCGGTGTTCCAGCCGTGCATGTAGTACGGCTGGTCGCAGTGTTCTTCGGACGGTTGCTTGCCGGCGTGGGCGTCGTCCATTCCTTGGCCGTAGAGGTTCATGCCATTCCCTCCGATTTCCTGTATTTGTTTACTGATCGACGAAACAATCCGCGCAACTTGGCGACTTCTGCGTTTGCGGTCTTATAGGCGGCGTGGGCATCTACGATGGGTTGGTCTTCATCGCACGTGCTCCCCTCAAACCATTCGCCGGTTTCGCTCGAATACTCTTTCAACAGCTTGGCTCGTATAGCCTTCGCCTTGGTTCGTACCTTGATGGCTTCGTCCAAGGCGATGGCCGCACGACCAACTTCGGTTAGGAGGCTCACGCCGCCATCCTTTCCTCTTCAGCACCGGCCACGGCCAGCACTTCCCCGTTTTCGATCCAGAAGGAACCGATCAGCTCGTCACTCGGCATGGCTTTCTTCATAGTCCCGCACACCACAGCGCTATCCAGCGCGCCGCCCTCGGCCAGGTCGCACAGCAAGTCCAGCAGCTGGGAACGGCCTAGCAAGTCCAGCACGTCGAAGCGATCCAGCACCACCAGCCTCAGTTCGGACAACTGGGCAATCATCAGCGCAAGCAGGGTATCCGTACGCCACTGCTCAGATTCGGACAGCAAGCCATAAGCACGACCGTCAGCTGTGATGTCCATGTCGCGGCTGATCGCCACGCGCGCCCAGCCAGCATCCCGCGAAAGGGTATGCAGCATGTCGTTCACCGGGCGCAGGGAATCGGCCAGGATCTCGCCCGGGATGCCATCCGGGGCCAGTGCATCGGCAATCAGAGTCCAGCCCTGCACATCTGCGTGATGCTTACCGGCGTCCTTGGTCTTCTTGTCGGCTTCGGCGGCCGCGCGCTGGCTGGCGCGCAGGGTATCCATGTCGCTGGCCATCTTCTTTCGGCTGGCCATCAGGGTGTTGATGCGCTCTCTGGCGGCGGACAGCTGCGTCTCGGTGACGGCCTCACCGCCATCCTGCTCTTGCAGCACCTTCAGCTGCACGGCGGCGTCTTGGGCAAGCTTCAGGTCGCGCTGGTCGTTGGCAACCGTGCGCTCCATCATGGCTAGGGAGCGCTGCAGCTCCGGCAGGCTGGCGATATCGGCGGCGCTGGCTGGCGCGCCCTCTTCGTCCACCGGGCCGTGCTGTGCCTTGTACTGCTCTAGCGTCTCGCTGGAAAACTTGAGGTGACTACGCTGCTCGGTTGTCATGTCGCCAAATGGTATCGCCATGCAGAGGGTCGCATTCAGCGCGCGGGCCAGATCATGCACAAGCCCCTTGCGCTCGGCCGGGCCGGCGCTGATCTCAGCCACACGGTCACGCACGCTGACCAGGTCGGCTTCATCAGCTGCCAGCTTTTTGCTGATGCTGTCCACTTTGCCTGCCAGCTCGGTCAGCTGGGCGATCTGCCCTGCCCGGCCGGCGCTGGCCTGGTGACGGGCGCGCAGTGTGCCCATGTCCTGCTGGGCCTGGGCAATCTGGGCATCCAGAGAGGCCAGATCTTGCTCACACAGCTGGGCAGCTTCCAGGTCAACGGGAGGCTTGCCGGATTTCCAGCCCTCGGCCTTCTTGTCGCCGTAGGTTTCACCGGTCACCGCGCGCCATGCGCCCTTGGCCTCAGTAGCGCGCTGCTTGGCATGCTTCTCAGCCTCGGGAAAGCCAACGAGCACCAGCGGCAGCACGGCGTCGATCTTGCCCTGGTCGGCACCGCGCTCTAGCAAGCGCTTCTGCGCTTCATCGGTACCGCCAGCGCAGCCGGTCAGCGCGTACAGCGCGGAGCGGCGGCCGTCGGCCGTGGCGGCAGCAAAGGCAGCCGGGTTCAGCACGAACGGCAGGCCTGCCCGGGCCTTTGCCGGATCCTCGATCTGGTTGCCGAAGAAGGTAGTGCCACCATCCGGCAGGGTTGTTTCGGAGCGGCGGCCGTCGGCCAGGTGCAGCTCGATGCTGCCGGCCTTGGAGCCTTCAGCCACCAGCTGGCCGTAGTCCTTCTTCAAGCTGACGCGGGTGGGCTGGCCAGACAGGGCCATAACCACCGCATCGCGGAGGCTGGATTTGCCGGTACCGTTCTTGCCGGAAACCATGGTGATCGGGGCATGCAGCTGCATGTCAGCAGTGCGCAGGCCTTCGAAGTTGGCAATTTTGATGGATTTGATTTTCATGGCTTAGCCCTCGCATCCCATTTGGTAGTTGCCACCGCACTCTTTCGAGCAGAACTCAACCATGCGGGTGCGGACGTATTGACGGCGCGTGATCTGGTCGTAAGCGCGGTCGATGATCTTGCGGCTGACTGGCTTGTCCATCGGCTTGCCGCAGTACGGGCACTTCGGCTGGGTGTTGAAACTGGTCATGCTGCTCTCTCCTGAATCAGGGCAATGACATTGGCGCGGCTGGCGGCCGGCAGGCGTTCAACCTGCAGGGCAGCTTCCAGTTCGTCGATGCGGCGGTTTGCCTTGTCGAGCGCCTGTTCCAGCATGGCGGCGCTTTCGGCCTGGGCGGCCAGGGCAATGTTCTGGCGACCCAACTCAAGCACCTGCTGCTTGAGCTGGTTGATCTCGGCCACGTGCCCTTGAATCAAGGTCCAGTAGTGGCGAGTGGTATCGTCGGCGCTGGCAATACGGTTTTCCAGACTGGATTCACGGCCCTTGAGGCGGCCATTCTCGGCCTTAAGACGGTCATATCCGGCGGTGTGTTCGCGCAGCTTGGCGTTTTCCTGCTCCAGCTTGGTGATGGCCATCTCGGCGACGGCGACCAGCAGGATGAGATCGATAGCGTTGGTTTTCATGGTGGTTCCTTATCGTGTGGTCAGCACTTCACGGCTGCCATTGCTTTGCATGGGGGAGACAATGCCAACCTGCTCCATGCCCTCGATCAGCCGGGCGGCGCGGTTGTAGCCGATCCGCAAATGACGTTGCACCGAGGAGATCGAGGCGCGGCCGGTCTGCATCACTGCCTGGCAGGCGTCATGGAAAAGCGGGTCATCCTGGCCGTGGTCTTCCATCAGGGCCTGCGTAAATGACACACTGGGGGTGGCCTGCTCGCCGCCGAACAGATCCGGCTGAGCGGCGATGGCCACATCCACCTCTTCCTGCAGAAGCTCGGCCAGAATCGCGCACTCGTCTTTGGTCGGCTGGAAGCTGCACTGCCAGGTCAACCAGAGCTGGTAACCGTCCTGCGGCTCGATCATGAATTTGCTGACCCGCACGCCATGGAAGCGGCAGCCAGCAATATCCAGTTCGCAGTCCTGCACCTCATGCTTGTACTTCAGCGGTTCCATCATCTGGTTACGGACGGCGCCAGTACCGTCCAGGTAGAGGAAGCCTTCCAGGTGCTCATCGAAGAACACCAGGGCCGCACTTCCGGTTTTCGCCGTCAATTTGAGGTCCAGAGCGAGGGTCTTGTCCTCGTCCGGACCTTCCTTCCGAGCGTTGAAGTGCTTGATCTCGGCTTTACCTTGGAAGTTGAACAAGGACATGGCTTACTCCACGTCGCGCTGGCGGCGGGCGCGGGTGGTGCCGCCTGCCTTCTGCTGATTGGCGATGGTCTGCTCGACGATCTGGGCATCCTTCTCGCTCAGGCTGCGGGCGATATCGCGGGCTTCATCGAATGCACCGCGACGGACGGACTCCAGCGCATCGTCCAGACCGAACATGGCGGATTGCTGCTGGCTGCCCTGCTCTTCCTGCTGGTGCTGCTGCACCGGCTCGGCTTCACGCTGCTGGCGCAAGCCCTGGGCAACGGATTGCTGGGTCAGGACTTCACCGGTGGTGGTGTCAACATCAAAGGGCGGCTCGTCGCTGGCCACGGTCTTTTCCGCCGGGGCACCCTGCTGGCGCAGATCCTCGCTGGTGACGACGTAGTTGCCACTGGCATCCGGGGCAGCGTCGAAAACGTCGCCGACCTCTTCCGCAGTCTGTAAGCCCATGCCCAGTTCCGGCGCATAGGCGCGCTGCCAGAAGGCCGCTGCACGGTAGACAAACATCTGGTCGGGCATCGTTTTCCACTTGCTGCCGTTCTTGCTGGCCCAGCCTTCGGCTTGCACCATTTCCCAGGTGACCCAGATGCCGTCCAGCCGCTCACCGGTGGCCTTCTCAATTGCCCAGGCGCGGCAGCCATAGTCCTTACCGCCCGGTTCGCCCTTCCACTCGTAGCGCAGCGACGAAAAGCGACCGCAGGCATTGATGGTGGCGATCAGGAACTTGCTGGACCAGCTTGGTGTGCCGTGCACGATGTACAGGTTCTGCATCACCATCAGCGGGTTTGCGCCGATGCGCTGGGCCATATCCATGGCGATCATGCAGTTGGCGATCTTGTCGGCACCGCGATACTGCTGCGGCACAAGGTCGGAAGACGCGAAGGCCTTGGACACACGCTGCATCAGCTCGAAGCTCTGCAGGTCGAAGAAGCCGGCATGCACGGCCGGGACGTTACTCGCTTGAGCGGCAGGCTGGCGCAGCGCCTGCAGGTTGGTGGTTTGTGCAGCAGTCATGGTGCTTATCCTTTGAACTTGCAGGTGGGGTGGCGCGGGCAATACTTGGCGGAGCAATACATCGACTTCGAATTGCCGTAGAACTGGCCGCTGTGAATGATGTGGCTGGCGTGCTGCAGCAGGCCGGGGCTGTCTTCGTCACCGATCAGCGCCTCACGGGCATTGCTGATCAGGCCCACGCCTACCTTCTGGCTGGCGGCGGTCTTGCCGGTGTTCAGGCCGATGATCTGGGCCGGTGCGGTCAGCGCCTGGCCGACGGCAAACTCGGCGATCAGCTCATACACACCCATCTGCGGGCCGTGGCCGCTGGTGACAGCGATGCCATCACTGCCCACGGCGCGGGCGCCAGACTTCAAGTCGGCGATGCCCAGCTCGCCATCCACGTTGCGATAGATCCGGTCGGTGGTGCCGGTCAGCACCAAGCCAAGGTCGGTGATTTCCAGCGCTTCACACGGCACTTCCACGCCCACGTAATCCTGCTTGGGTGCGATTTCGTGGCAGTAGCGGGAATGCAGGGTCAGGCCAATCTTTTCGGCGGCGTTCGGGTCGGTATCGCCCCAATCCACCTCACCGTTGCCCTGCTCATCATCCTTGGCATACAGCGCGTCGATCAGTGCGCCAGCAGCCTCGGACGGGGTCAGTGGGTTGCCATCCAGCTTGGCTTGGTCAAACAGCGCGGTACCGGCGTGAATGGCAGTGCCCAGGCGGGCGGCGCCAGACGACGGCATACGCATGCGCAGCAGTTGCTTGGCCTCCCAGCGTGCCGGACAGTCGAAGAGTTCTGCCAGCGAGCTGGCGCGTACCGTCACGGACGGTTTCATAGTGAATGGTGCGTTCATGCTGCTTTTTCCTGTGAATTCAGATGCTCCAGCACGGCCACGCTGAGCGCGGCACAGTCGAACAGCTCGGCCGCGTCGGTCGCGCTGTCTGCCAGAAACACTTCGGTTACTTCGAAGCCGGCCGGCTGGCCGGGGTGGAATGCCGCGGGTCGCTCTGCTGGGGTGTAATGGCCGCGCACCACCAGGGCGAAGCCGTCAAACTCCAGCGTGACCTCACCACGCTGGTAGCCGCGCACTAGTTCTGCTTGGCGCATCAGCTGGATGACTGCGGCGGATAACTGGGACAGGCTCATGGCAACTGCTCCAGCGCCTGGGCAAAGCCCATTGCGGTAAAGAAGGCCGCCGTCAGCAGCACTGCGCCAAAGATGTATTTCAGGGTTTTCATGCGCGTCGCCCCGAAATGCCGACGATGCGGCCCAGCTGCTCAAGCACCTGCATGCAGGCGTCGCAGGTGCTGGTTGCGAGAGCGGCAACGACGTAGCGCCGTCCGTCCCGTTCAGTGACTGTTACTAGGTAGGTTTTCATGTGCCTCTCCTGCATGTGGAGCTGTGTAGGTGAGGTCACTATACAAGTATTTCTTTACATAGTTCAAGTGTTTCTTTACTTGGATAAAGAGTTTCTTGCTTTTGTGGCGAAAAAAAACCGCCACAGGGCGGTCTGATGAGCCATGCCTGGCTTATAGGTTTTGGTGCAGGTCCGTCAGGTTCTTGCGCATCCGCTGAAAGTACTTGAACACCAGATCTTCCATCAGATCAAGGTTTACCAGCGCAGCTTGGACGCTAGAAGCGATCTCTTCACGTGCCAGGGGTGTCACCGCAGATACGGAATTATTTTCAGCATCACTCATTTTTATCTCCCAGCTACCTGTCTTGCCATGAGACAGTAAATATTTAAAAACGGACATGGTTAATAACCCAAACGCCCTACACCGACAATGCAATTCTGAACCATCCACAGACTAAAAATCAATACCTATCCACGAATCAATTCTATATTGTGCAACATCTCCGAACTATACAGTACTGTACTGTATAAATAATTCACCTATATAGGTAGTTACCTTCCACAAACCCTATTGCAAAATACAAAAATCTATGATTTGCATGACTGCGCGCCGATATCGCATCATATGATTTCATACGGCATGATATGACATCATATGAAATCATATGACGTCATATCATGGCCAATAACAGAACTGAACTATTCAGTTTCGTATAGCGCAGAATGCGTTAGTTAAGCTTAACTAGGTTTAACTATACTAAGTTAAGTTAATCTGAAAGAATTTAGTATAGCGAGGAATTTAGAATTAACTTTAATCGTTAAAGTTAATAATTAACCTGCACTCAGATAATTAACTTTCAAAATTAAAGTTAATCAGCGCTAGCGGATGATATATGTGTTTAGTTTTAACAGTGCATAGGTATTCACACCTAGGGCCGTCAAGTCAGTCGTCGATAGATGCGAGGAATTCTCGCGCGACGTGCGCGAGGGCTGCCAGCTTACTTTCTGGCAGCTGAGGGATGATCTGGCGCAGCTCTGCCACCAGGGCGTGACGGGCCGGTGAGGCGTCACCATGCACCAAGTAAGAGCCTGTAGTGTCGAGCGACTCAGCCAAGAGGCTTATGTGGTGGGGTTTTGGCATGACTCCATCATTGAACCATGACGAAGCTGTTTGCCGCGAGACGCCGCAGTCGGCGGCAATCTGGGTGATGGTTTTCCGGCGGCGGGCGCGCAGAACGATGATGCGGTCGGTAAATGTTTCCAAGCTGTGGCGCTACGTAATAATACTTATTATTCCGTATGACCCAACTTGACGAAAATGACAAGTCGACTTGACGCCAGAAATGCAACATACCCGCATGGCTTATGCCTCACGGGTTGACATGACAAATGAACTCCTGTTTGCCGAAACTACTTTTGCCGGTTTATCGAAGACTCGGCGATGATTTTCATCAGCTCGCCGATGGCTTCAGGCCCTTTGCTCAGTAGCTTGTCTGCCAGGTCGTGGATGTCTTCTGCCACGATGTATGCGGTTTGCAGGTCCACGGCCCGCGCCTTGGGCTCCTTGCCCGTCTCAAGCCATTCAGCGGTCACTCTCAGCGCCCTTGCTAGTGCAACAAGCTTAGTTGTAACACGTGTCGGGTTGTTTTCAATGTCACTGATGGTGGAAGTCGACGCGCCAACGCGTCGGCCAAGTTCGCCTTGAGACCAGCCACGGGCAATCCGCTCTGCTTTTACTCGATCGCCAAAATTTTCCATCCCTGAATATTCGTGGATTGAATGATCGGCTGGTGGAAACGTAAATTTCGATAAACAGGAATTTGATTACAAGACAAAGCCCCGCACGTGGCGGGGCTCAGCTGGCCGGTTGGTTTTTATCCGAAGGAAGGATGCCGGCCGATCACAGTGTGGGCTTACGCTTGGCGGGCGTCAATCTGGCCGGGCACTCGCGGAGGCTTTCTTTCCAGTCGCCCTGGTAGCCGAAGTCGGGTGCTGGGTCCATGTCGGCGTACCAGATGTGAATGAACGGAACCGTTTTAGGCGGAGTGAACCAGTGCGCCTGGCCATCCTCATTGATCGCCCACCACCTAGCCCCTTTCGGAGCTTGCCGCCAGTCGACTTCGAACATGAGAACCTCCATACGTGAAAAAACCCGCTTTCGCGGGCTTCTATGAATACTTTCCCCAGTTAGGGTCGAGCTGCCGAATTTGCTCCTGCAGCTGCCGGCACTCCTCGGTCTTCTGCTCCAGCATGCGGGCAAGTGCAGCGCATAGTTCAACCAGGCTGGCATCTTCGCCATCGCGTCTTCTTGCTCGACCTGCGGCAGCTAAAACGCCTTCCTGATCTGTCAGATCAGGCTCCCAAACTTCAATCAATCCTGGCCGGGCACTATTTTCTTGCTGTGTGATGCCAAAAAACAGTTCTGCAACAGTAACACCCAATGCATCGGCAACCATCTGCTGGCGCTGATGACCACGGGGCATCGTCTTACCAGCTTCCCATTGCTGAACAGCTTGAGCCGTAATCCCCAATAACTCAGCAAGATCAGGCTGGGTTAGGCCTTTAGCTTTTCTTGCGGCGGTGATGCGCGCACCAGTCTCAATGTATTTCATATCGTGAAAATACAAGTGTTCCTTGCATCTCTCCATCAAAGAGTTTCTTGATTAATGTTGACCAAGTAAAGAAATTCTTTAATACTTTGCGCAGGAGGGATTCACATGGAATCGAACATCGTCACCCGCGCGGCAAAACTTGCCGGCAACAAATCAGTTCTTGCCCGCCTGGTCGGCGTTACACCACAGGCCGTTCAGCAATGGGAGGCCAGCGGCTACGTCCCACCCAACAGCATTGAGGCCGTAGCCAAGGAAACAGGCATCCCGGAAGCCGAGTTCTTCGCGGCCTACAGGCAACGCCCCAAGAAGGCCGCTTAACCCCATCCATTCAACTAGGAGAAAGGGTAGCTATGCGTTTCGTTAGAACTATGGACTGTGCGGTGCACAACCGCACGCAATCAATTTTGAGAGGGAATGACAATGGAAAATATTGGCATGTTGTCGATTGAACGTGGCTTACGGGCTGCGCTGACCAACCCCAAGGAAAGCCCCCGGATCATCGAGGCGCTGAACTGGGACGGCAGCCAGGTGAGCCGTTTCCTGTCTGGCCAGCTCGGTCTGACGATCGACAAGGTGGACGCAGCTCTCGGTGCTCTCGGCTACGTGTGCGTCAAGCCGAAGTACCTGGATGCCATGGCCACGCTGTGTCAGGTCGGCGCCAATTGCGAGTGCGCGCGCCGGGGTATGGGTGAATGCGGGAGTGGGAATTGATGGGCAGAGACACAGAAACGAAAAGGGCCGCGTAACGGTACTGGACATACCACGCGGCCCTACCTTCAAAGGCAGATTGATTATGACGACACCACCATTCAAACGCAACCCGGAGACTGCACGATGATCGAGACACGCGAAATCCGCCATGCTCATCTGTTCTGCGGCCTGGGCGGCGGCGCAAAGGGCTTCAACAAAGCGCAACCGCGCGTTGGCAATCTTCAAGCCAAATTCCGTTGCCTGGGCGGCATTGACGTGGATGCAGCTGCCATCCGCGATTTCAACAGCATCGTCGGCGTGCCAGGTACGGTAATGGATCTGTTCGACCGTTCCCAGTACATCGACTTCCATGGCAAAGAGCCGCCGACCGACTGGCGCGAAGCCACGCCGGTAGACATCCGTCGCGCCATGGGCAATGAATCCCCTCACATCTGGTTCCTGTCAGCTCCCTGCAAGGGCTTCAGCGGCCTGCTGAATGAATCGCGCAGTAAGACAGCCAAGTATCAGGCCCTGAATCGTTTGACCTTGCGCGGTATCTGGCTGGCTCTGGAAGCCTATGCCGACGATCCTGCCGAGCTGATCGTGTTCGAAAACGTGCCACGCATCGCCAACCGAGGCCGGCACCTGCTTGACCAGATTGGCGAACTGCTGCGCGCCTATGGCTACGCCGTGGCCGAAACCACCCACGACTGTGGCGAGATCGGCGGCCTTGCCCAATCCCGCAAGCGCTTCCTGCTGGTGGCCCGTCACATCGAGAAAGTAGCCCCGTTCCTGTACGAGCCGGAGAAAAAGCGCCTAGAGGCCGTCGGTACCGTACTCGGCCGCATGCCGATGCCGGGCGATCTGGCAGGCGGCCCGATGCACCGCGTTCCGTCCTTGCAGTGGAAAACCTGGGTGCGCCTCGCATTCGTAGAAGCTGGCAGCGACTGGCGCAGCCTGAACCGCCTGGAAGTGGAAAACGGCCAGCTCCGTGATTACCTGCTTGTTCCGGAATACCGCGCAGGCTATCTGGGCGTGAATGCCTGGAATGATCCGACCGGTACCGTTGCTGGCCGATCTACCCCCAGCAATGGGGCTTTCTCCGTTGCAGATCCCCGTACCCAGATGGCCGAATACAGCCAGTACGGCGTATTGCCCTGGGATGTGCATTCCGGCGCCATCAGCAGCCAGTCGGCCCCCGGTGGCGGAAAGTATTCCGTCGCAGACCCGCGCGCGGAGAAGGTACGCCACAACAATGTTTTCCGCGTCGTCAGCTTCGACCAGGCTGCCGGCACCATTACCGGTGGCCACGGCCCCAGCTCCGGCGGCCAAGCTGTCGCAGATCCTCGCCGAATCGGCCCGACCTTTGGCAAGTACATGGTCACCGACTGGGATGAGGCAGCCGGTACCGTCATTTCTGGCAGCACCACCGGCCAAGGCGCATTTGCCGTTGCGGATCCACGTACCGGTTTAAATCGTCGCCAGAGCGGTGACAACTATTTGACCGGCGGCCACTACGGCGTGATCGGCTGGGATCAAACCAGCGGCGCCGTATCGGCTGCTGCAGGCCATGACAACGGCCGCTGGAGCGTTGCCGATCCCCGCATGCCCGAACCGAACGAGAAGCTGCAATGCGTGATCCGCTCGCTTGACGGTACCTGGCACCGCCCTTTCACCACCTTCGAGCTGGCTGCCCTGCAATCGCTGATCGAACCCGAGGAATACCTCGAACTGGATGGTTTGAGCGACAGCGACTGGCGCGAACGCATCGGCAACATGGTTCCTCCGGAAGCGGCATGCGCCATTGCCGAAGTGATGGGCACCACCCTGCTGCTCGCCTGGAGCGGCGAAACCTTCGTACTTTCTGCAACGCCGATCTGGGTCCGCCCGCTGGCGATTGCTCTTTCCGTCCAGGGGGCCGTATGAATCCCCAGCAAATCGACATCTTTGCCGCTGGCGCGCGCCGCATGCAGATGACCGAGTCCATCGAGCTGACCATCCAGTCGTTGCAGGCTTATGGGCCGGAAAACGACCACTGGGGCATCGCATGGTCCGGTGGCAAAGACAGCAGCGCCACGCTGACCTTGATCATGTACCTGCTCGATGCCGGCAAGATCCAGCGGCCCAAGTCTCTGACCGTGTTCTATGCCGACACGCGCCTCGAACTGCCCCCCCTGGCCATCGCCGCGCAACAGATCATGGACGAGCTGGACGACCGCGGTATCCGCGTGGAAGTTGTACGCGCGCCGCTCGACAAGCGATTCATGGTCTACCTGCTCGGCCGCGGTGTTCCTCCACCAAACAACGGCACCCTGCACTGGTGCACCGGCCAGATCAAGATCACCCCGATGGAAGAAGCGCTGCGCCAGCGACTTGATGAGCTGGACGGCAACATCCTGATGATCACTGGCGTGCGCCAGGGCGAAAGCGCCATTCGCGACCGCCGCATTGAGATGAGCTGCGGCAAGGACGGCGCCGAGTGCGGTCAGGGCTGGTATCAGCAGGTGCTTCCTAACGCCAAGGGCCTGCGCGGCCGGATCGCTACCCTGGCCCCACTGCTGCACTGGCGTGTGTGCCACGTCTGGGAGTGGCTGAAACATTGGGCCCCGACGGCAGAGTTTGGCGACTTCAGCACCCGCATGATTGCTGATGCCTACGGTGGTGATGAGGCTGAAGAGGTCAATGCGCGAACCGGTTGCATCGGCTGCCCGCTGGCCCAGGAAGACAAGGCACTCGACACCATCCTGCTGAATCCCCGTTGGCAATACCTGGCCCCCCTGAAGGGCCTGAAGTTGCTGTGGCGTGAACTACGTGAGCCGCAGCACCGCCTGCGCAAACCGGGCCTGGAACGTCTGAAAGACGGAAGCATCGCCGCGAACCCGCAACGCATGGGCCCGCTGACGTTTGAGGCTCGGCTGATGGGCTTGGAGCGCGTGCTGGCCATCCAGGCCGAAGTCAACGCTGGCGCAGACCGCGACGGCATGCCCCATATCGACCTGATCAATGCCGAGGAAGAGGCCCGCATCCGTGAGCTGATCGCCCTTGAGACCTGGCCGCAGGGCTGGGATGGCGACGAGCCACTGGCCACGGTGCCGCTGGATATCGTCTATCAGAACGGCGCTGTGCAGCCACTTCTGTTCGGCGCGGAGTAGCAGCATGAGCAAGAAAACCAACGTCTGGATGCCGCTGTACATCGCCGATTACCTGGCGGATACCACGCGGCTGACAACCGAGCAGCACGGGGCATACCTGCTGCTGATCATGGATTACTGGCGCAATGGCCCGCTGCCGGACGATGACGGCGCGCTGTCCAATATCACGCGCCTGTCCATGCCGCAATGGAAGAAGCACCGCCCTGTGCTGGCCCGGCTGTTCCTTGTTGAGGGTGGCGAGTGGCTGCACAAGCGCGTTGATACTGAGCTTCAAGCAGCCGCTGAGAATGCTGCCAAGCATGAAGAAAGGGCAAAGAAAGCAGCTGCTGCACGATGGTCTAAGGAAAGCAAAAACAATGCTTCAAGCAATGCTACAAGCACACTTGAAGCACAGCTTGAGGAATGCCCTTCACCATCACCTTCACCTAAACCCACTACGGAAGGTAAACCTTCCTTCGTGGGTGAGGCGCGAAACCGCACCCGCGAGGCTGCACTCGGCACCACCGTACCTGCCGACTTCGAGCCGGATCAGAGCCACCGGGGCATTGCCCACAACATGGGCCTGGACCTGCAAGCTGAGCGCGATAAGTTCGTGGATCACTACACCTCGACCGGCGAAGTGCTGGCCGAATGGCCTGCCAAGTTCCGCAACTGGCTGCGCAACGCCAACAAGCATGGCGACAGCAAGTTCCAGCAGCAGCCTCGTCGCGCACCTGCCACCAGTTCCAACCTGACCGACCACAACCGTGCAGCTGCCGAGCGGGCCAAGGCCCTGCTGTTCGGCGGTGATGCCAATCCGGAGGCCTGATGCCATGACCCAGAACGACTACGACATCTTCGTCGACATGCTGCAGGCTGTGGCCGACCTGTACGGCAAGCGCCTGACCGAGTTCTCGATCGGGATCTACTGGGGCGCCCTGAAGCACGTGGACCTTGCCGTGTTCCGCGAGGCGATGAACCGCCATGTCACCAACCCCGACAACGGCCAGTTCATGCCGAAACCGGCTGACCTGATCCGCATGATGCAGGGCTCCAGCCAGGACAAGGCCCTGCAGGCCTGGCACAAGGTCGACAAAGCACTGCGCCAAGTCGGCACCTACAGCAGCGTGGTATTCGACGACCCGCTGATTCACCGCGTGTTGCACGAAATGGGCGGCTGGATTTCCCTCGGAACCAAGACAGATGACGATTGGCCGTTCGTGGCCAAGGAGTTCGAGAACCGCTACAAGGCATTCGCCAGCCGCCAGGAGCTGCCGGAGTACTTGCCGGTGATGGTTGGCATCACAGAGGCCGAGAACCGCAAGGAAGGGCACCGCGTAGAACCGCCGATGCTGATTGGTGATGCCTCGATGGCGAAGGCGGTCATGACGGCTGGCACCAACAGGCCGGCGCTGGGCATGCAGCAGCTGGATGTAGGCGAGGCCAATCGCATCATGCTGCTTGTCCACCAGCAGGATGCGAAAACCAAGCCCATGGAGCAAGCCGCATGAGCGCCGGTTGCGACTGCTGCGCCAACCGTGGCGCCAACGTGTACCAGATGGGCTGCCAGGCCTGTGAAGCCCGGATGCTGGCCCGCACGATCAAGCCGCTGCGGCTGGCTGCATACCACCGCGCAGCCGAGCGTGGCCAAGACGTGGAAGCGCTCAAGGCACGGGTGAAAGCAGAGTGGGATCTGGACCAGAAAGGGAAAGCGGCATGAAGTCGATCACCCTGGTACTGCCCTATCCGGTGAGCGCGAACCGGTACTGGAGAACCTACCAGCCCAAGGGCTTCAAGGCCCCGGTCACCACGCTGTCTGCCGAGGCCAAGGCCTACAAGAAGCTGGTGGCCGGCATCATCCACCGCGCCGGCATCCGCCAGCCGTTCGACGGCCGTGTCGCCGTGGATATCGCCCTGTACCCGAACCGCCCGCAGGACTGGGCACGCCGCGCCAAGAAAGACCCGGAATGCTGGGATGACGACGTGCAGTGCATCGACCTGGACAACGCCAACAAGGTGCTGCTGGACAGTCTGAAGGGGCTGGTCTTCCACGACGACAAGTGGGTCCGGAAGCTCTTCGGGGAGCGGATGGAGCCGGACGGTGATGCGCGGGTGGTGGTGACAATCACGCAGCTGGTACCAGAACGGGCGCAACAAGGGCTGTTCGCAGCCTGACAGAAACACAGAGCAACAAGGGGGAATGGGGATGCAGTTTTCGACGATCAAGTCACTGGTGGGATGGGCGTTCCAGATCGAGGCCGTGTGCCTGGTGAAGGTCCAGAAGTTCGGTGAGCAGCAGACCTCCCCCGCGTTTGCTGATGTGACACCGCACGATCTCAAGGCCCAGGCCGCCATGGTCATGCTCAAGATCAACCGGCTGCCGGCCGAGCAACGCGCTGTGCTGTGGGCACTGCATGTGCAGCGGGAGACGGAGATGGTCTACCTGACCACGCACACGCCCTGCCGGTTCGGCTTCAAGACAGATCTGGACATCATCCGCAAGTGGGCAACGGGTGAAGGGCCTGGGTGTCGTGAGCTGGGGGATCGGCATCATGTGCACTACTCCACTGCCAGCCGGTATGAGAAAACCGTGGTACAGGCTCTGGAGCTGCTGATGCACAAGGCTTACGGGGTGCTGGAGGGGCCGCATCGGGAGATGCTGGAATACTTGGTCTATGCGGAGCGCTTGACAGCCTGATGCAACAAAACTACGATATTTGCAGCAGCCCGAACTTCGTCCAGAGTTCGGGCTGATGCAACAAAACTACGATATTTGCAGCAGCCCGAACTTCGTCCAGAGTTCGGGCTTTTTGCTTTTCAGGAGCCATCCCATGCACATGGAACACGCCAAGGCAGTGTTAGACGCCTGCTATCTGAAGCAGGGCCAGCATGTGCTGATGGCTAGCGGACGGGCCGCCCGCGTCGCTGAGATCGGCAAATCCACCATCAGGTTTGACTACCTTGACAGCGGGAAAGCCGAAGACCACGTAATCATCCCGCGCCATCGCGTGCCGGAGATGGTGCGGGTGTAAAAAAGCCTCTCATTTCTGAAAGGCTTGATCCAGCTGAGCGCGTATCCATTCGACGCCGCCAAGGTCCTGCAATTTTTGCCACTCCGCATCGGTGAGGCGCAAAGACCGGGGCTTGGTGGGAGACTCTGCCTTTGGCCGGCCAGCGCCTGGGCGAGAGCCGCCACGATTGGTTGCTTGATTATCCATTTACTTTTACCAGGTCAGCTTCACGGCCCAGCATGTCGATCATGTACAGCGTGCCCTGTTCGTCTTTCATGATGCAGCCACGGTAGCCCAGGATTTTGGCAGCGCTAGCAGTGAGGCGTTGCAGGTCCCAGTCTTGCTCAGCGTCCCAAGAATCGATCAGATCCCAGCCGGAAACCTTCTCGCTGATCAGGTCTTCGGCTTCGTCCTCGGAAATCGAAAGACGGTTGCACAGCGTTGAAACAAGTCCGGACAGCTTTTCGGCGTCTTCGTGGTAGAACAAGCTGCTAGCGTTGATCAGCTCATCTTCATCGATCTCAATCGAGTAAGTGAAGTATTCGCCGGCAACCATCACGTACACGTTGGAAGAAAAGCAGAAGAACTCACCAAAGCGGCCATTTTTGTGAATGGTGCCAATTTCGTTTGCGGTTGTGTGGAAGAGTTCCATTTTGCTTTCCTTTGCGTGTCGCGTTCTGTTGAATGAATTATGTAATACAACAATCAAACATGCAAGGGGAAAATTCAGATTTCTTCCGCGTGTTGTAAAAATTCCCCAAGATTGCCGGCCCCCGAAAGGATGGTGATCTATCTGCGACCGGCTTCGGCCGGTTTTCTTATTCCTCTGCGAAATTGACCCCATGGAGAGGTGCATCCCATGCCGAAGTGCGGGGCGACAACCCGCAAAGGCGGGAAGTGCCAGCGCGAGGCATTACCGGGCAAGCGCCGGTGTGCCTTGCATGGCGGTAAAAGCACAGGGCCGAAGAACCAGCGCGGCAACAAGAACGCCGCAAAACCCGGCAGCCTGTACAGCCTGTACCTGACGAAGGAAGAACAGGCCATTGCGGCCAGCCTCGAGCTGGGCAGCGTGGACGAAGAACTGCGGCTTACCCGCATCCGGCTGATGCGCGCCCTGCAGCTTGAGCAAGAGCGCGGTGACTCGTTGGAACTGGTGGAAACGGTTGAGCGCTCTGGTGGCGGCCCCATGGCTGCCGGCGACGAAGAAAAGCGCCAGGTGAAGGACTACGCTGCTCTGATCGACCGGCTGACTGGCCGTATTGAGTCGCTGGAGCTGCGCCGTGTACAGATCCTGGCCATCCAGGCAGACACAGAACTGAAGCGCGGCAAAAATGCCCGCGATGGTGAAATGCATCAGGTGGACGTTGATCTGAAGCGCCTGGAGCTGAAGGACAAGGGTCTGCAGAAGGATGACGGCCCGGTCGGCAAGATCGTAATCGAAGTGGTGGGAAGCCCAAATGCGTGAAATCCGGATGACCATGACGGAGCCGCAGGCAAGGTTCTTCCAGCTTCCTGACAAGTACCCCGCCTTTGTTGGCGGCTTCGGCACCGGCAAGACCGAGGCACTGGCCATGTGCGCTACCCGCGACGCCCTGGAGTCATCCAGCGCGCTGATCGCGCTGTACGAGCCGACTTACGACCTTATCCGCCTGATTCTGGCCCCGCGGATGGAGGAGAAGCTTTCGGAGCTTGGCATCCGGTACCGGTACAACAAGACCGAGAACATCATCTATACGGCCAATGGTGGCTGTGGCGACTTCGTGATGCGGACGCTAGACAACCCGGCGCGCATCATCGGTTACCAGTCCTACCGGGCGCACGTCGATGAGATCGACACACTGAAAAAAGATCATGCGCAGCATGCATGGCGAAAGATCATTGCCCGTAACCGGCAGATGCCAAAGGGGTTGGAAAATCCATTCAATCGAGTGTCCGTCTACACCACACCCGAAGGCTTCCGCTTTGTTTACGAGACATGGGGCAAGAACCCGAAGCCAGGCTACGCCATGGTGCAGGCTCCTACCCGCACCAATCCGTTCCTGCCGGTCGACTACATCGATAGCCTTCGCGCCAGCTACCCGCCTCAGCTGATCGAGGCCTACCTTGAGGGCCGCTTCGTCAACTTGAACAGCGGCTGCGTGTACCCGGAGTTCAGCCGCGTGTTGAACCATGCGCCGACTGTGGCCATGCCGGGGGAGCCGCTGCACATCGGCATGGACTTCAACGTCAACAAGATGGCTGCTGTTGTCTTTGTGGTGCGTGACGACTGCCCGCATGCCGTGGGCGAATTGGTGAAAGTGCGCGACACGCCCGATATGGCCCGCATGATCCGCGAGCGGTACAAGGACAAGGGCCACGCCATCACGGTTTACCCGGATGCCAGCGGCCAGAACACAAGCAGCAAGAGCGCCAGCCAGTCTGACCTGACCATCCTGCAGCAGGCCGGATTCCAGATCATGGCCAAGAGCACCAACCCGCCGGTCAAAGACCGGATCAACAGCGTCAATGCGTTGATCCTGAATGACCAGGGCGTGCGCCGGCTGAAGGTGAACACCGATCTGTGCCCGACGTACACGGAAAGCCTGGAGCAGCAGCCGTATGACGACAACGGCGAACCCGACAAAACCACCGACCACGACCACCCGAACGATGCCGGCGGCTACTTCATGGTGTGGCGCTGGCCGGTCGTAAAACCGATTGCAACCCACGGCGCACATGTGCCGCACATGAGACGCTGAGATGGACTTTCAAGAGCTACGGGGTACCTACCCGAAAGACTCGGACTATCCCGAGCGCACACGCACCCTGCTGGCGCTGACGAAGGTGCTGGATGGCACGATGTACGACTGCCTCCAGTACCCCTTCGACAAAGAGCAGGTAGACGTCATCGACGAATACATCCCGCTGAGCAAGCGCCGGCCGTCTGTGCGCTACAACCTCTGCCGCACGGTCGTGGAAGACAGCGTCAGCCTGCTATTCAGCGAAGGCCACTTCCCGGCATTTGAGTGTGCGGACGAGGCAACCCGCGACAGCCTTGAGCGCCTGTCAAAGGATAGCGGCCTCAATCTGATCATGACCGATGCTGCCATCCGAGGCTCTGTCGGCTCCGTGGCCATCCTGATGCGCGTGCTGAAAAAGCGCATTTTCTGGAAGGTGCTACCCACGGCCTACCTGACGCCCGAATGGCAGCCAGACGCACCTGACACTCTGCAAAGGGTAACTGAGCAGTACAAAGTCAAAGGCGCGGACTTGAAAGCAATGGGCTACGCCATTGCAGACGATGACGCGTCTGTGGACTTCTGGTTTTGCCGGATTTGGGATGCAAATGCCGAAACCTGGCATGACCCCCTGAAGGTTGATGACGCCAAAAAGGGTCAGAAATTTACTGTCGATGCCAAGCGCACCACGCAGCACAACCTCGGCTTTGTGCCGATGGTGTGGGTAAAGAATCTACCGGGCGGTGATGATATTGACGGCATGCCGACAATGCCATCCGAGGCAATCGATTGCCAGATTGAGATCGACTACCAACTTTCCCAGGCTGGTCGTGGCTTGCGCTACTCGTCTGACCCTACGCTGCATATCAAACAGCCGGCATTTGGTGAAGGCCAGATGGTTCGCGGCGCAGACCGCGCCATCATTACCAGCACTGAAGGCGATGCCAAGTTGCTGGAGATCAACGGTACGGCAGTGGCCGCTGTGGTCGAGTATGTGCGCGCAGTCCGCGAGTTAGCTCTTGAAACTGCCCACGGCAACCGGGCCAATGCGGACAAACTCAGCGCCGCACAGTCTGGCCGGGCAATGGAACTGATGAATCAGGCCCTGATCTGGCTGGCCGACAAGCTGCGCACCAGTTACGGGGAAGGTGCCCTCCTTGACCTGCTCAGCATGGCCGTGCGCGCCAGCGCCAAGTTCAAACTGGTGGACAAGCGTGGCAGCGAGATTGGCCCGCTGTCAGAAAAAGGTGATATCTCACTACGCTGGCCGGCTTGGTATGCGCCCACCTATGCCGATAAGCAAACGCAGGCAGAGACAGTCACAACTTTGCGTGACGGTGGCTTGCTGAGTCGGGAAACAGCAGTCAAATCGATAGCCGACAGCTACGACATTGCGGACCCGGCTGACGAGCTGCGACAAATCGATAAAGATCCACCCTCGCCCAACTCAGCCGCTGCTGCACCAAAGCAGGAGCCGCTTTCACAGAGTGATGACTGATGGCCACATACAACCTTGATGCGCCCGCGCTGGCCGGCGCTGCACTTGTGCTTGAAGTCAGCAAAGCCAAGGCGGCATTGCGCTACGAGCGGCATTACAACGTTCTCGCGCAAGCCGGCCTGGCTGTTGGCGATACGGTGCAGTTCACCCTGACCGTGCCCGAATGGGTTCGTACCATCGTAGCAAGCAAGCGCACCAACACCGCCAACGCTGATGTTTTGACGGTGCAATGTGCCGACCCTGGTCTGACCCTGCCGGAGATGCTGCCGATCAAGACTGCCTCCTCAGTCCAGACTGGTGGCAGCACTTCTAACGCAGCTTCCAACGCGGTGCTGATGCAGCTCTATCCCGTAGGGAACAGCATTACCGTCAGCCTGACGCTGGCGACTTCCGTGCCGGCGCAATGCGAGCTGTCTATCGCGTTCTACGACATGTGATTGCGGACGATTCCGCGCAACCAAGTCGCCCTGATGATTCAGGGCGTTTTTCATTTTGGAGAAGACTAGATGTCCGACCCCGCAAACAATCCTGAACCGCAATCCTTCTCTGCCGAGTACGTCCGCGAACTCCGAGCTGAAAACAAGGGATTGCGCCTGAAGAATACCGAGCTGCAAGGCAAGGTAGATGGCTTCGAACAGGCTACGGCAGAAGCCGTAAAGAAAGCCATTGACGAAGCCGCACCCAAGATTCGTGAGGCAGCACTGGCCGAAGCCAGCGCAGAAGCCGACAAGCGCGTTTTGCAGGCTGAGCTGAAAAGCGTAGCTGTGAAGTCCGGCTTGCTGGATCTGGATCAGTTGAAGCTGCTGGATCTGTCCGCCGTCAAATTTGCGGACGGAAAAATCGAAGGTGCTGAAGCACTGTTCGCTGGTCTCAAGGAAAGCAAACCGTATCTGTTCGGTGAGCAGTCGAGCACATCCTCCACCGAAACCGCGCCCAAACCGAAACCGGCCGAGGCGAAGCAGGCCAAGGACATGACCACCGAAGAGTATGCCGCTGCCAAGGCAGCGCTGCTCAAGGGTTAACCGAAGCCATCTCCCATCGGGGCAAGACGCCCAGGGGAATGAAAACCATCTCATTCAACTGGAGCAACCATGCCCATTCAGAATATGCCGACGGCGCTGCAGCCGATCATTCAACAAGGCTTCCTGGAGCGCGAATTCCATGATGGCCTTACTTCCGCCCTGGGCTATCGCGCCGTGGCCGACCGTGAGCCGGTCGCCATCAACGTCGGTGAAACCGTCACCAAGACCCGTACCGGTCTGAAAGCCCCGGTCACCACCCCGCTGACCGCATCCAGCAACACCAACCTGGACAATGGCCTGACCCCGTCCGCGTTCACGGTGGAGCAATACACGCTGGGCATCAACCAGTACGCCGATACCATCGACCTGAACGTAATCACCTCTCAGGTAGGCATCGCGAATCAGTTCCTGAAAAACGCCCAGACCAATGGTATTCAGGCGCGCCAGTCGCTGGATCGCATCGCACGCAATGCGCTGTTCAACGCTTACATGGGCGGCCAGACTCGCGTCCGCACCACCCTGGGCGCTCCGGCCGCCACCATTAACGTGGATGACGTGCGCGGCTTCGCTACCGTGCTGGTCAATGGCCAGTTTGTCCCCGTATCCGGCACCAATACTGCTCAGGTGCTGATCGGTTCGAACGTCTACACCCTGACCGGTGTCGCCGTGGATGGCTCCAACGTATCGTCGGTGGCTGCTTTTGGTGGCACCTCCGGTACGCTGACTTTCTCTGGCAACGTGACCGTAGCCGATGGCACTGCACTGAATGCCGTCATCCACCTGAACGCCCCGGCGCTGGTTCGCCCGAACGGCAAGTGGTATGGCGGCAGCGCGCAGGGTTCGACTACTGCCACTTCCGCCCTGACTTCTTCCGATGTGCTGACCCTCGGCACCATCGAGGATGCAGTTGCTACCTTGCGCAACAACACCGGCATGCAGGATGAAATGTTCAATTTCTACCTGGATAACGTGTCCATGCGCCAGCTGTTCGCTGACCAGGACTTCAAGCTGATGTACCAAGGCCAATACGGCTCGCCGGAAGCCCGTCAAGGCAAGGTATTCCAGCTGATGGGCGTGAACTTCATTCCCACCACTGAAGCGCTGGTACAAGCTGCCGGCAGCAATGTCCCTGTTCGTACTCGCCGCCCGATTCTGTGCGCCCCCGGCGCCCTGGTGGAAGGCGACTTTGCCGGGATGGAGCAGAAGGCCCACGAAACCTGGGGCATCAACTCCGAAGTGCAGGTTGTCGACGGTGTGGTGCAGGTCACTCGTGGCCCGCTGGACCGCCTGCAACAGATCGTTGCGCAGTCCTGGTTCTGGATTGGCGGCTTTGTCGCACCGACTGATGCCACTGCGAACCAGACCATCATCCCGACCGCAGGTAGCCAGTACCTGAAGCGCGCTGTCGTGATCGAACACGCTGGCTAACTGGTAGCGGCCTGGCGCTCATGCGCTGGGCCACCACTCCCACCACGGAGGCCAATATGGCAACGAAGACTCCCCCCAAAGCACAAGCTGAGCCCGGTGCTGACTTGCTTCAGGGTGCTGGCGAAACTGACGGCACTCCCACCACGGAGGCCAATACTGATCAGGAGGCTATCTCGCCGGCCGAACTGCCCGCGCTGATCGCCCTGACCTGCCCTTTTGGCTTCTACGACGAAAGCAAAAACCTGCGCATGTGGCAGGCTGGCCAGGTCGTTACCGATGCTGACGAAATCAAGCTGCTGGTTGATTTCGGCGCTGAACACGTAATTCCGGAGTAAAGCATGGCATTCACCACCGCAGAAAAGGTCGATGTCCGCCGCTTCTGCGGATATGGCATGTTCGGCTCGCAGTACACCCCGGCCAGCGGTACGCGCTTCAGCACGGCTTACGGCATTCTGGAGTACAAGCTGAACAACATGCTGGCTGAAGAAGAGGCGGTAACCCGCACCACCTATCTGGCAAACCTCTACCTGCTTGAAAGTGACGTGCCGGGGGCGCGCGCCAATCTGGACACGGAGCAAGCCGCTGTTTGGAAACACAACGCGAACGAGGTGGCCGACCGTGTCGCCCTCTTCTCCCACTATCGCCGCGAACTGTGTGCCTTCATGGGCATTCCGCCCGGGCCAGGCTTGGGCAGTGGCGGATCTGTAAGACTGGTGGTGTGATGTGAACAGTGACATCCAGCCTGTCGATGCAATGCCGGAAGAAGTTCGGGTCCTGGTGCAAATGATCCTGGAGGGGCGCGTAAAACAGTTCGCCATCATCATCGAGGATGAACGCGGTTGTTTTTTCGACAAATTCCCCGTACTGGATGATTCTGCAAGTCGAATGGGCATGATCGGCGCCCTGGAGGTGCTGAAGCGCGATTACATGCGCCTCTTCATCTCATCTCGGGTTGAATACCTCCTACCTGGCGAGGACGAGTAATGGACGGTGCAACCCTTCAGGCCAAGATTTACACCGGCTATGGGCAGGCGGCCAAGCGTATTGGCTTCCCATGTCAGATATACCGCCCATCTTCGCCACTCATGCCCCTGCAGGCTGCAGCAATCAAGACCATCCCAGCCAGCTTCTCTGACAATGGCTTCCGCTATAGCAAGCCGAATGAATATGGCGACCCGACATGGATGGGTCTGTTTGACGGTAACCAGACGCAGCCCGGAGACATCCTGGTTGGCGTGCAAGGCACGTTCTTCATTGCGGCAATGCAGAAGACGCTACCAATCTACTGCATTCAGGCTGAGCGACTGGTTTCCGTGCTGCGCGTCAGCATGGACAGCGGTGTCGGCCAGGTTGGCTATGGCGGCGATACGACTGGCACCGAGCAGGTGCTGATGTCCGACTGGCCGGCCAGCGTGTTGCAGGGCACGAAGGGTGAGCAGAACGATGCCAAGCTGCCGGGCGATGTCCGGACGCCATGGTGGGCAATCCTGATGCCGGCATGGCCCGGTATCGTGCTGCGCACATCCGACATCATCACGGATGACATCGGGCGGCGCTATACCGTTTCCAGCGCCGAATTGACCGACATGGGCTGGCGGATCACCGCCATGCAGTCGCAGGTGTGATATGGCTGACGTTACCGATGTCCTCAACGCCCTGGCCGGCCTCGCCGCTGGCATTGTCTATCCGAATGGCACAGCAGCTCCCAGCATCAGCGGCACGCCAGTGAAGATATACCCCGGCTGGCCGGTGCCGAACGTGCTGGAGGCAGACCTCGCACAGCAACGTGCGCACATCAGCGTGTTCGCCCATGAAACCGAGCGCAACACCACGCGCTTCATGCGGCGCTGGAACACCGTCACGCCAGCTTCGGTCACGCTGGCGGCCGCAGTGACTGGCAACGCGGTAGCGCTGTCCGGCACGGTCTCGGTTCCACAAAATGTAATGCTGCTGGTCAACGGAAAGCCCTACGCCTACGCCGTGCAGCCGGCGGACACGCTCAACAGCATCGCCGCGGCCCTGGCAACTTTGCTCCATAGCAATTATCCAGCCGCTACTAGCACCGGCTCTATCCTGACCATTCCGACCGCCTACAGCGTGATTGCGCGCGTCGGCGGCTTCGCAACGGTGCAGCAGGAAATCGGCCGCATCGAGAAGCGCTTCCAGCTCACAATCTGGGCAGACGACCCTGGCCGCCGCTCAGGACTGGCTCAAGCGATTGTCCCGGCACTGATGGACACGGCGTGGCTCCAGATGCCCGACGGTACCGCGGCGCGGCTGATCTATCGCGGTGGCCACGACTCGGACGAGAAGCAGAAGTCCCGGCTGTACAAGCGCGATATCTTCGTCACAGTGGAATACGCCGTAACCAAACAAGCACAGGCCGCGCAGGTGCTGGCCGGCATCGAAAACATCACACCATCCGGCGCCGGATCGGCGTCCCGTACCGTATGAGGAACCCCATGGCAGACAAGCAAACTTCGGCCCCGGCATTCGTGCTGGTGGTCATTCACCCGTTCGGCGATTACCAGCGCGGCATGCAGATCAGCGATACCGACGAGATTGCGCGTGTTCTCGAGTCGGAGAACGCCCACCACGTCAACAAGGTGTCCGCTGCGCAGCAGTAAGCACCAGACAGCTTCCCGCTCCCCCGATGACCCGGCCATTGCCGGGTCTTCTCATTTTTGGAGACACGAATGCCCATCTATCAGCTGGGACAAATCAACACTGCAGCGCTGCAAACGCCGGGCCTGTACGTGCAGGTGGTGCCACCGCGCACCCGGATCATCAACGGCGTGCCGACTGACGTTTACGGCCAGGTGGGCGTGGCATCGTGGGGTCCGGTCAATAGCGCGACCCTGGTGGGCAGCCCGACCGATGCACAGAACTTTTTCGGTGTTCAGCAGGTGCGCAAGTACGACCTGGCCACCGCCATCGCCATCGGCCTGCAGCTCGGCGCAGCCAACCAGCGCATTGTGCGCGTGACTGACGGCACTGACGTAGCTGCCAGCGTGGCGCTCAAGGATACGCTGGGCACGCCGGTAACCGGCGCAACACTGACTGCCATCTATACCGGCACGGTCGGCAACACGCTGCAGGCAACGATCACCGCGGGCACCCAGCAAAACACCTTCAAGCTGACCATTCTGCGGCCGAACTTCACCCCGGAAGTGTTTGACGGCATCAGCGGCAGCGGAGCCACCTTCTGGGCCAACCTGGTGAGCGCGGTCAACAACGGCTTGAGCGGTATCCGTGGCCCCTCGCAACTGGCGGTCGCAACCATCGGCACGTCCATCACTGCGCCCAACACCACCAACACCTACACTTTCGCCGGTGGCACCGACGGCGCAGGCGGCGTGACCGATTCCACGCTGGTGGGCGTAGACGGCACCAGCACCGCCCGCAAGGGGATGTACGCACTGCGCGGCACCGGTGTCCAGGTACTCAATCTGGTGGATCTGACCGACTCGACGCAGTGGCCGAACATTTCGACCTTCGCGTCCGGCGAAGGTGTGTACGGTTTCACGCAAGGCCCCGTCGGTGCTTCGTACTCTACCGTTTCCACCAGCCTGAACACGGCCGGCGTCGACGATTGGCACATGAAGGTACTGGTGGGCGACTGGGTGTACTGGAACGACACCGTCAACACTCAGAACCGCCTGCTGGCACCAGCCACGTTCCTGGCTGCGCAATGTGCAGCACAGGCGCCGCACGTGTCGACGCTGAACAAGCGCCTCGGCAATATCACCGGCACCCAGCGCGTGGCACAGAACCAGCCGTACAGCGGTGCGGAGATCGGCGCTATTGTCGGCGCGCGCCTGGACGTGATCAGCAACCCGTCCCCGGGCGGCAGCTACTACGCCGGCCAGACTGGCCGCAACAGTTCGAGCGACCCGACTCGCAACGGCGACAACTACACGCGCATGACGAACTTTCTGGCGCTGACGCTGGCCAGTGCGTTCGGCTACGTGATCGGCCAGAACCAGACCATGGACCTGCGCCGTGAAGCCAAGAGCGCGATCGAGTCGTTCCTGTTGACGCTCCAGCAGCAGAAAATGATCGGCGATGTGAACGGCGGCCCCGCTTTCAGCGTGCAGCTGAATGCCGAAAACAACCCCGACGCTCGCGTGGCCGCTGGCTACATGCAGGCCGACGTGCAGGTGAAGTATCTGTCGGTGATCTTCTACTTTCTGGTCAACCTGGAAGGCGGCCAGACCGTCACCGTGCAAGTCAGCAGCAAGCCGCGCTGATCCACCCCTACAGCGAAGCCTCGCCATAGTGCGGGGTTTCGTCATTTCTGGAGACTAAACCATGTCCCAAGGACAATTTTCGACCGGGCGCGATGTCTCGCTGGACTTCATCACGGCCGCCGGCCCGCTGCGCATCCCCGGGCTGAAGGACTTTTCCAGCAAGCAGGACGTGCAGGAGAAGAAGATCAAGCTGATCAACGGCCAGACCCGCCACCAGCGCTTCTTCGACGGCTGGAGCGGCTCGTTCGAGGCCGAGCGCATGAACAGCGCGATCGACGACTACTTCGCCTCGCTGGAAGAGAACTACTTCGCCGGCTTGCCGGAAACGCCGATCACCATCACCGAGACCATTCAGGAGCCGGACGGCAGTGTCACCCAGTGGCGCTACGAAGACGTGCTGCTGAAGCTGGACGATGCCGGCAAGTGGGCTGGCGACAGCACCATCTCCCAAAAACTCTCGTTTGTGGCTTCGCGCCGCAGGAAGGTAGCGTAAATGGCAACCCCGAAAGTGACCGTGCACGACAAGAAGGTTGAGGCCACCGTCGCCCAGGCCAGCGTGGATAGCGTGGTCGACAGCAAGGGCCGCACGCTTGAGCTCCGCGAGATCGGCCCTCTGCAGGAAAGCCGCATTGTGCTGGCTGTCGGTGCCGACGGCGCTGCAAACCAAGCCTACATGCTCGGCTACGTGATGCCGGCTGTGCTGGTTGCAAAGATAGACGGCGAACACTTGGTGATCCCGCAGACCAAACTGGAGGTCGAGGCCGCCATCACGGCCGTGGGTCGCGAGGGTTTGCGCGCCATTCATGCGCACATGGAAGCAAAAGCCAAGGAGCAGGAGGAAGCCGAGAAGGCGGAAAAGGCTGCAGTAAAAAACTAGCCAGGAACCCCGATTTCGAAAACCGCTGCTGGTTGGTGAGGAACGGGGTTCCGTTCAATGTCGCGTTTGGGGAAGAAGTGGCGCTGACCAGGATCGAACGCGCCGCCATGTCTATCCTTTTCTCAACATTCGAAGGCAACGAGTTTGATTGGTCCGCGATGAAGTTCAAGGAGCGCAAGCAAGATGGAGTTTAAGAGCCTGGGCGACTTGGCGTTGCATTTCGCAGCACTCCCAACCATACACACACATGAACTTCAAAAGGGGCTGGAGCGCTGCGCAGTGAGGATTGAGAAAACCGCCAAAGACGAAATTGGCCAGTACCAGGCCGCCGTCGGCCCCTTCCCGGCCTGGGCCGAACTGGCCGACTCAACCGAGCAGGAAAAAGCCCGGCTCGGCTACCCTGCCGATTCGCCGCTCGAGCGTACACGCGCAATGGCCAATGAGATCACGCACGAGGTCAACGGCCTTGAGGCTGTGATCGGGGCCAGGGACACCGAGGCTGGCCGGATCCTGGTCTATCACGAGTTCGGTACTTCAAAAATGCCGCCTCGCCCTGTTCTGGGGCCTGCGGCATTCAGGAACAAGGATTTCGTGCTGAAATTAATCGGGCGGGCTGCACTATCTGGTCTGCTTGGCGGCGAGCAGATCCATCCAGCACTCGGCTATGACCAGGAGGTATAAAAATCAGCATCGACGCCAGTGCAGAATCTCTTTGCTGCGCTGAACAGTTTCGGCAGTGCCAGATGTGGGGATAGCCGTTTTCCCCTTTATCTCCCAGCGCAGGAGCACGTCTTTGTATGGGTAAGGATCTTTGTCGCCAGGTATGGGTGGTAAGTCGACCATGACCTGCAGCAACTTCCAACCTGGCTTGTCCGGCATGTCATCCATCCAGGAATCGGCTTTTTTCACCTTCATGCCACAGTTTGTAATGGCGGCCAGGGCGTTGCCGTGCGCCACAGAAGGGATGCCAGCGAGCGCTCTGGACAAAACAGACCATCTAGCCTCTTCCGCATGGGAGGGAATGGTGGTTGCAACCACTGCCGTGGCGGCGCATGCCGCAATAAGGGAATTCTTCACAGATACACGACCATCAAGATAAACAGCACAACAATGACAGGTCCCCATATCCACGCCATGGCGTAGGTAAAGAAGGCCCACTTGCATATCGCATCAAGCAAGCTTCCGGTCGAGGCTGGCTTTTGCTTTTGGTGGATGAACTGCTGACGCGGGTACTGGACCCACGAAACCCGTTCGGCAAGCCACTCTTGGGCGCGGAAACGTAAAGGGTATTTCATGGCATTCGAAGCCTATAGTGTTGCCATCAAGCTCAGTTTAACCAATATGGTTAGCTCGGGCCTGCAACTGATCGCAAAAGATTTGACCGGGCTGGAAAAAAACGTTGTAAACCTGCAGGACAAGTTTACGGCGCTGAAGATGATCGGTGTCGGTTGGGGCATGAAGCATATCGGCGACGGCATGCTCGGCTTTCTCGGCAAGACGGTGGAAACCAGCAAGGAATACACGCGCCAGCTTTCGCTAATGAACGCGGCCGGCATGTCGCACCTAGAGATTGCTAAGGCCACCAGCTCAGCCTGGGCAACCTCCAAGGAGGTCATCACCTCAAGCGCTTCGCAAAATATGACGGCCATTCGTGAGTTGCGTTCTGTATTCGGCAAGGACCACATGGACGAGGCCTATGCCGTGCTACCGCAAGTGCAGCGCACCAAGGCCATCATGGAGGCTTTGACGGGCAAAGAGCAGCACGGTGTCGCGTTCGACATGGTGAAAGCAATCGAGCTAGGCACAAAGGGTGCCGTCACGAAGGAGAGCCTGCTCAAGCAATCCGAAATGATGAGCAAGGCCCTGATGCAATTCGGCGGAACGCTGACCGTGCAAGACTTCCACCAGGCGCTCAAGTATTCGCGCGCCGCGGCGCCATACATGTCCGATGACTTCAAGTACAAGTACCTGCCAACCCTGATTCAGGAAATGAAGACGGGTCACGGCGGCGCAAGCTCGGCCGGTAACGTCATCGCCTCGATGTATGCTCTGGTAGCCGGGCGGCAGATTCCCAAGGAGCTGATCGCCAACTGGCAGGATGCCGGCCTGCTCAAAAAAGGATCTGTCGTTGCGGACAAGCACAACCGCACTACCTCGAAAATCCTACCGGGCGGCATCCTTGGTTCGGACGAGTTTGCCGAAAACCCATATACCTGGGCCCAGAAGTACGTGGCGCCGGCCATCAAGCACCTCATGGCCACCAAGCACCTGAGCGAGACGGATGCCTTCTACGCATTGACCAAGGACCGGATGAAGGCATTCGGCTTGCAAACGCTAGTCAACAAGGCGGCTCAATTTGAGCGCGACCGTAAGCTGATCGAAAGTGGTCCATCCAGTTATGAGTCGTATCAGAGACTACTGAAGACCAACCCGCAGCTTGCGCAGCAGGCCTTGCATTCGCAATGGGAGAACGTGCAAGCCAGGATTGGCTACGAGATCCTCCCGAAGCTAATCCCACTGGCTATCAAGTTTGCCGACTGGTTGGGTGGCCTGGCGCAATGGATGGAGCATCACCCGAACAAATTGCAGGCTCTGGTGATCGGATTCGGTACGCTGGGCATTGGCCTTGATCTGCTCGGCCGCGGACTCATGGCGGCCGGCATCATCAAGCTGCTTGGTCTTGGCCCGATGATTGCGTCGGTTTTCTCTGGAATTGGCGCGGCCCTGATGTTTGTCGGGCGCGCGCTGTTCCTGAATCCGATCGGCATCACAATCACCGGCATCGGGGTGGCGGCTTACCTGCTCTGGAAAAACTGGGATACGGTCAAGCCGAAGCTGCTGGCTGTGTGGAACTGGATCACCGACAACATGGCAGCGCTGTGGAGCGGCATCAAGTCTGGCTTCCATACCTTCGTCGGCTGGTACCTGCAGGGCTGGCAAACGCTTTTCAACCTGCTGATCTCTGGGCTGAACAAGATACTTCCCACTGCGATGCAGATCAGCAAGATGCACTTTGCTGACGATTGGAATACGCCGAAGGCTTCGTATTCCAACGAGGGCCGTGGTTATCAGCCTGCGGTGCCGGGCAGATCTGCCCAGCCGCTGCAGGTCACCACCCAGATCAACCTTGACGGCCGCAAGATCGGCGAGGCGGTCAGCAAGTACCAGGGCCGGGAGCTGAACAAACCACCGTCCGGCACGATGGGCCCTGACCCGTCTGTTACGGCCACTTATGCGCCCACGCTGGCGCGCGCTGGATATTGACCATGGACTTCTCTCTCGATTCGATTACCGGCGCGATCCAAAGCGGCGCTGATGCTGTGACGCAGTTCGCCAATGGCATCGGCGGCGGCATCATGGGGCCGGCGCACCAAGAGCCGGACGACATCCTCGGCAAGACCCGGCTGAAGCTGGGAGACGTGGAGTTCACCGACCTCGAACTGCCCCAATCCATTCGGGTCATGCTGAAACAGAAGCTGGCTCAGCATGACCTGGTCGGTGGCACGCGGGTGATCGATACGATGGGCGCGTTCTACGAGCCGATCGGGTGGACCGGCCGGCTGGAGGGTCTTGATGCTGTTGCGCGGGACAAAATCCTGAGCCAGATGCTGCTGGATGCGCAGGAGGTCGTGCTCACATGGGACGAATATGCCTTCCGCACGGTGATCGAGGCCTATGAAAGCACCTACCACGACCACGCGCACATCGACTACACGCTGACATGTGCTGTGCTGGCCGCGACCGACGTGCCGCAGGATCCGCCTTCCGACGATCTGAACCAGCAGATAAACGACGACATGAACGATGCCGGCGACCTGGCCGAGCAGTCCGGCGACTCAGGCATCCAGTCGGCCATCAGCACTGTGCAGGACGCAATCAACCAGGTGCAGGATTTCGCCACGGCGACGGTGCAGCAAGTGCAGGCCATCATCCAGCCGATCGTGCAGGCGCAGCAGGCCGTTCAGGGGGCAATCCTGCGCACCGAAGCGGCGCTGGTGAAGATCACGACGCTTGGCGGCCTTGTGCCAGGCAATCCGGTTGCTGCTGCCGTTGGCCGGCTATCCCAACAGGTCAACACCATCAACCAGCTGCCGGTGCTGTACCGGCTGCAAGAGGTGGTCGGACGCACGCAGGCGAACCTGTCGGCCATGCCGCGCTTTGCTCAAGCCGTGAAGAGTGCGGCGGGCGCCACCGGCAACGCGGCTGGCACCTTCGGCCAAGGGGCGCGCACTGTGACGCAGGCGGGAGGAACGCTCTACCAGATAGCTTCTGACCAGTACGGCGATAGTACGCTGTGGCCTTATATCGCTGAGGCCAACGGCATGGCCGACCCCCAGCTGGATGGTATGAACACGATCATCGTTCCGGATGCGCCGCCGGCCGGCAGCTCCACCCAGAGTGCATTCACCGGAACCACAGGAACTACCGTCACATGATCCTCAATACGCTACCGATTCAGCCATACGCCCGCGCCCCACGCGGGCGTTGTCTTTTGAACGGGCGCGAAGTGGCGGGCTGGATCAGCCTGGAGGTGGAAAACAACAGCTTCCACAGCGCTGACACGTTCCGCGCATTGTTCGCCATTTCGCTGCTGCCTCCCGACTATGACCTGGCCTGGTTCGCTTCCCAGTTGCAGTTTCGGGTGCAGATTGAGCTGGATGACGGCAACGGGATGGTGCCGTTCATTCTGGGCAATGCCGACTCCATCCGCTTCGACCCGGTAGCCAGAACGGTTGAGCTTGAGGGACGCGACCTTACTGCTGTTCTGATTGATGACCGCACGACAGAGCATTACCGCAACCTGACGGCCAGCCAGATCGCCACAAAGATCGCGCAAAAACATGGCTTGACACCGGTGGTGACGCCGACCAGTGCAAAGGCAGGCTCGTATTACCAGATCGACCATGTGCAAATGCAGGACGAGCAGAGCGAGTGGGAGTTGCTGTTCTACCTCGCCCAGCGCGAGGAATTTGTCTGCTTCGTGCGCGGCATCGAGCTGCACTTCGAGCCGATGCCAAGCCCGGCGACCGCTGACCGCTACCAGGTCGACTGGCAAGAGCTGGTCACGGGACCGGTGTCGAACGTGGCCGACCTCAAATTTGAGCGCACCCTGACGGTTTCCAAGGGCGTCGTGGTCGAGGTGCACAGCTTCAACGCCAAGCAAAAGAAGGGCTTTCAGGTCAGCTACCCGAAGGTCACCAAGAGCGTGGGCGGCGCGCGCGCTGGCCAGGCGAAGCCAAAGGCACAGGTCTACCGCTACACCTTCCCGAATCTGACGCATGAGCAGGCGCTACAGAAGGCGCAGGCCCTCTACAAGCAGATCATTCAGCACGAAATGAAGCTGGACGGCACGCTGCCTGGCGACAACCTGCTGATGCCAGAAGTGATGATCGAAATGACCGGCACCGGTAGCCAGTTCGACCAGCCCTACTACGTCGATTCGATCCGCCGTCACCTGGATGTGAGCAGCGGCTACACGATGAGCTTCTCCGCCAAGAACCACAATCCCAATTCGACACAGGCGCAGTGATGACCAGGCAAATACAAAACGCGATGGCCCAGCGGGCGCGCAATGCTGACGACCGCGCTGGCACGCGGCTCGGAACGATTTCGAGCTACGACCCGAACACCTTCAGCGTGAAAGTGCAGCTGCAACCGAGCGGGCTGGAAACCGGCTGGATTCCGCTCGGCTCGCCATGGGTGGGCAGCGGCTGGGGGATGTTCTGCGCCCCTGCCGTCGGCGAAATGGTTGAAGTCGAGTTTCAGGAGGGCGGCGCCGAAGCCGGCGTGGTCTCGATGCGCTTTTTCAACGACGTGGAGCGGCCTTTGCCGGTGCCGGCCGGCGAGTTCTGGCTGGTGCATCAATCGGGCTCACTGCTGAAGTTCCACAATGACGGCACGGTCGAGATCACGGCTGCGGCCACGATGCAGTACACCGCCACCCAGCACCACTTCATCGGACCGGTTGTGATGGACAACACCCTGCAGGTAACCCAGCAGATTGCCGGCAACGGTGGCATGGCCATCCAGGGTGGTACCGGCGCGGCCATGCAAGTGACCGGTGACATGCACTCTACCGGCACGATCACCGGCGACACCGACGTGATAGCAGCCGGCAAGAGCGGCAAGGGTCATACCCACCGCGAAAACGGTACCGGTAGCAATACCAATCCGCCGACCTGAGAAACCCGATGAACGATCTCTACCACTTCATAGGCGGCGACCTGTCCACCTCGCCCACTGGCGACCTGATGCCGGTCACGGGTGTCGACAAGGGGCGCCAGCGCATCCTGCGCCGACTCATGACAAACCCTGGCGACTACATCCACCACCCCGACTACGGCGCCGGCCTTGGCCGCTTTGTCGGTGATGTGGTGGACGTACCGGGGATAACGGCGCTGATCCGCTCGCAACTGGCCATGGAGGCCGCCGTGGCACGCAAGCCGGCCGCTCAGGTCGATGTGACGCCGATCAACAACGGCGTATCGGTGCAGATCAGCTATATCGACGCCCCCACCGGCACCCCGGCAGTGCTGGCTTTCGACGTGAACAGGTAACCCATGGCAACCATGAACATCAAAACGTGGCCAATCTTGGTGCGTGACCATGTAACGGCCATTCAGGCGCGCGCCGCCGGGCTGGTGGACGCAACCATCGGCTCGCTCATCCGCGCCGTGGCCGAAAGCAATTCCAGCGTGGTGCAGTGGCTGCAGCAGCTGATCGTCACTTTGCTGGCCACCACCCGGGCCGCAACCAGCGCGGGCGCAGACCTCGATAGCTGGATGGGCGATTTCGGCTTTATCAGGCTGTCGGCCGTGCAGTCTACCGGCCTCGTGACCTTTGCCCGGTTCTCCTCTACCGGGCAGGCCGTGGTGCCCGTCGGCACGGTAGTGCAGACAGCGGATGGCACGCAGCAGTTCAGCGTGATCGTGGACACCACGAACCCCGCCTATAGCGCCGCGTTCGGCGGTTACGTTGTGGCCGTTGGCGTGTCCAGCATCACCGTGCCGGTGCAAGCCAATACTGCAGGGGCGGCCGGCAACGCGCTGGCCGGTGCCGTGACGCAGATCACGGGCGCGCTGCCCGGTATCGACACGGTCACCAATACCAACGCTTTCGCGAATGGCACCGACCCTGAAACCGATGCCGCCTTCCGGGCTCGTTTCGTGCTGTGGATCGCATCGCTGTCGAAATCGACCAAGGCAGCCATCGCCTACGCCATTACCAGCCTGCAGCAGGGCGTCAGCTACACGCTGACCGAGAACCAGGACATCAACGGCAACGCCGTGGCCGGCTACTTCACCGCGGTAATCGACGACGGCAGTGGCAGCCCATCCAGCACTTTCCTGGCGTCAGCCGCGAATGCGATTGAAGCGGTGCGGCCGTTTACGGTGAGCTATGGCGTGTTCGGCCCGCAGATTGTCACAGCCAACGTCGCGATGACGCTGACCGTTGATCCTGCTGCCACGCGTGCGGCGGTGGTCGCGCTGGTAGCTTCAGCTCTGCAGACCTACATCGCCGGGCTGAAGCTCGGCCAGCTGCTGCCGTTCACTCAGCTTGCGGCAGTGGCCTACGGTGCCAGCCCCTACGTGCTGAACGTGTCGGCGGTGACCTTGAACGGTGGCACTTCCGACCTCGCTGCAACCAGCCGGCAGGTGATCCGCGCCGGCGCCCTCACGGTGAGCTGACATGGCGACAGGTGATCAACAAGACATGTTCGGCCGGCTAAAAGCTCTGTTGCCCCCCTGGTTTGGCGACAGCAATCCGGTGCTGGACGCAATGATATGGGGGATGGCGCAGGCGCTGGCCTGGGTATTCTCGCTTTACCTGTACGCGCAGCTGCAGACGCGCATCAAGTCGGCTTCTGACGGCTGGCTCGACATGATCGCGTTCGATTTCTTCGGCACTAGCCTGCCGCGTGGTAACGGAATGTCTGACGCGAGCTACCGCAATCGGATCCTGATCAACTTGGTACGTGAGCGTGGCACGCGCTATGCGATTACAAAAGTGCTGACTGATCTGACTGGGCGTGCGCCGCTGATCTTCGAGCCGCGCCGCCCGGCGGATACGGGCGCATACGGGGCAACTGAGATAGTCAATTTCGCAGCCGGGCCGCAGATTTACAAAACCACTTGGAACGGGAATGAGCTGCAGTACAGCACGCCGCGGACGAATTTCCTACTCTTTTCCAACGCATTCAGCAACGCGGCCTGGGCTGCCGCAAGATGGGGCGGCGCAGCTACTGTTGTGGATGGCGATACTACATACGCAGCTCCGGATAACAGTGGTTCATCAAAAGTAGTAGCAACGGTAGGCGGATCAGGCGTAGGCCAAGCAATTACGCTAACGGCAGGGATAACATATACATTTTCAGCCTGGGTTCTTAGTCCTGCCGCCGCCGCAAATTTAGTTATCCGAAATTCGCCGGCAACAACCGGAACGGTAGCAAGTGCAGCGATACCGGCATCTACGGTGTTTTGTAGGTATTCCGTGACTTACACGCCTGCAATGACCCAGACTTACTACGTTGGCGTGACGGATACTGTAGCTTTGCAGACATACTGGATTTTTCGGGCGCAGCTAGAAATTGGAAGTACGGCGACGTCGAATATTCAGACAACTACAGCCGCGGTAACGACCACTGACTACACCCAGGGCAGCAACGGGCTGATCACATTCAGCAGCCCGCCTGCCGCCGGCACGCCTATTTTGTGGTCCGGCAGCGGGGTCGGAGCCAGTACGGGGAATGCTGTTTCGTCGAGTTTTCAGCAGTTCGCCACCGCTGACGGCATTGCAACCAGCTTTTCGATCAGAAATCTAAGCATGACGGGGCTAGTCGCATACGGGGCAGCTGGTGGCTACGGTTCACTGTCAATGCCATACCAGGCTCTGGTGACTGCATATCGCTCGCAGAGTCAAGGATTCCCCAATATTGCCGGCTACGGATCATCGACCGGCGGGTACGGGCAGGGATCGCAAGCCGACTACGCATCCCTGTCGCAGCTTGCAGCAGTAACCGATGCAGACCTTTTCGCCGCCGTCGATGCAGTTCGACCAGTTGCTACACAGATCTGGATGCGCATTTCCAGCTAGAAATACCAACCATTCCACCGACCAATGGCCGCCCTGTGCGGCCATTTTTATTTGGAGCCTTCATGGATCGCCAGATCGTTTACCCGGGCGCCATTCCGCTCGAGACGGACATCCTCAACACCAACAAAAACATGATGGTCGCCCTGTCTAAGCTGGCCGCAGCCATCTTCGGAACCGGAACAATCGTCAACGGTTTCGCCGTCACTCCGACCGCACCGGCATCGTTGCAGATCAATGTTGCTCCGGGTGAGATCTATGCCATGGCTAACATTGATGCCACGGCCTACAGCTCGCTTGCGGCCGACACCACACACTCGATTCTCAAGCAAGGCATTGCGCTGGACTCGCAACTGCTGACACTCACCGCACCGACCACTAGCGGCTACTCGGTCAACTACCTGATCCAAGCCGCTTACCAAGATCAGGATGCCAACGCCGTCGCGCTGCCTTACTACAACAGCACAAATCCGACGCAGCCGTGGAGTGGATCGGGCAATAATGGCCAGGCGCAATACACCACCCGAAAGGGTCTGGCTGTTGTATCCGCCAAGGCTGGGATCGCAGCGACTACCGGCAGCCAAGCTACGCCGGCGCCGGACTCCGGCAACGTCGGGCTATACGTGGTGACAGTGGCCTACGGGCAAACCCAGATCACCGCAGGCAACATCAGCCAGTATGCGGCCGCGCCGTTTATCAATTTGCCGACGATGGCGCAGATCCAGGCGCAAACCGGTACTGCATTCGCTGCTGCGGGCACTGCCCCGGCTTATACCCTGACACCGTCGCCGGCAATTCAGGCGTACGCATCGCCGCAGCGCTTCAACGTCACATTCCCGACCGCCGGCACAACTGGC